GTCCGGCCCGTCCACCTCGGCGGGCGTGGCCCATAGCCGCTGCCCGTCGCCGTCGTGGACCGCCAGATGCAGCAGGTGCAGCAGCCAATCGGCCTTTAGCGTGCCGTCGTCGTTGGCGCATGCCTGCCTCCATCCGTCGCGCTCGCGCACCGTCAGGTCCTTCAGCCGCACCACCAGCGCACCGCCCGCCACGCTGACTTCGTGCGTGGCAGGCTGGAGCGCAGCCAGGATGGCCTCGCGGTTCATTAGAAGCTGCCCGTGGTGGCGCGGGTAACGGTGCCGGACACCTGAAGGGTGGCCGAGAATGACACGACGCCGTCAAAGGCTGCGTTGTGTTCATAATTGGTGACGATCATGCTGCCGGTGTAGCCGGGCGCCGACGTGGTGAAGGTGGCCACGCCGGTGGGGTTCAGGCTGAAGGTGACAAGGCTGCTGTTGTTGTAGGCGTTGTAGAGCGTCTCATCCAGCGTGCCGGTAGCAGGATCCCACCGACCCGACAGGCTGATCGTGGCGTTGCGCAGCCCCTCGATGTAATCGCGCGACGCATCGCCCATCGTGGTCGTTTCCAGCGCGTCCTTCGTCAGCGGCTGGCTGACGTTCGTCAGGTATGCGCTGACATCGGTTCCGCCGATCTTAACCTTGTATCCCTTGCCTGCGACGAAAGCCATGGTGCCCTCCTAGAAGCGCGCGAAGCTCACCTGGAAGGTGATGCTGGTGGATGCGGTGGTCAGGTTGGCCCTGACGTATCGGTTGACGGTGCCCGTGACGGCGGTGCGCACGGTGCTGGTGCCGGACAGGGCGCTGAACGTGATCAGGTCGGTCCACGTGCTGTTATCGGTGCTGTGCTGGATTTTGACCACGCCGGCCGTGCCGCTCTGTGCGGTGACGAAGATATAACCGGCGCCACCTGCCGTGGTACCGGCGCCGTTGTCCACGCTAGCGTAGGCGCCCGTGCCAGTCTCGGCAGCCAGGGCGTGCAGGCTGATCGCCCGCTCCCAGCCGCCGTCCACCTGAAGGCTGGCACCGAAGGTAACCAGCCCGTCAAAGGCTGCGCCCTGCTCGTACTGGGCATCCCACACCCGGCCAGCGTAGCCCGGCACGCCGATGGTCAGGCCGCCCAGCGCGATCAGGGCGTTGGTGACGCTGCTGCTGGCGAAGGCAGCCTGCACCTGCTCGTCCTGCGTGTCGTCTGCGCCGTCGAACAGGCCGGACAGGGTGGCCGTGCCACTCTTCTGCCCCTCGATGTATTCGCGGGCGCTGTCGGTGAACACGGTGGTGTCCAGCGTGTCCTTCTGCACCGTGATGGCGGCGTTCTTCAGGTATGCCGACAGGTCGAAAGCCCCCAGCAGTACCCGCGCGCCCTTGCCTGCTACAAACGCCATCAGGCCTCCTCGGCGGCGGGTTCATCCGCCACGGTGTCCTCGGTTACCTCGGCCGCCGGCTCCGGCTCGGCGACGGGCGCAGGCTTGGCCTTGGTGTCCACCACGTGGCCCTGCTCCAGCAGCCACGGCGCGCGCTGCACCAGCGCGGCAGGCACGGCCTCGCCAGCCTCATACCGGGCGCCTTCTGCGTCGTCGGTGATGCCCACCATGGCCTTCAGCATCAGACCAGCACCTCTATCGTGAACTCACAGCCCAGCAGCGGGACGCCTGCATAATCGTAAACGCCCACGCCCTGGGCGCTCAATACCCTTGCAAGGTTACAGCTGCCGCCTAGCGTCGTGTCACCCTCGATGGCGTCGGCCACGCTGGTGGCGCTGCCCGTGCCCATGTAGGCGTCCAGCTTGTCCTGCGCGCTGCGATCGCTGGCCTTGGCCACCAGCACCCGCACGGTGACCGTCAGGCTGCTGTGCGCCCTGCCGAGGCTGGCCGGGTAGCGCACCGACGACGGCGGCGCCACAAGGGCAGCAGGCGGCGCGAAGCCGTCAGGCAGAACGTCATAACAGCGCAGGCCGCTGATGGTGGCCAGCCTGTTCTTCAGGCCGGTGCGGATGTTGCCGAGGTTCACGCGCCACCACCCCCTGCCAGGTCACGGCTGATGCCCGCCAGCACGTCCTGCCAGCGCTCACCTATCCTACCGCGCAGGCTCTCGATGCTGCCCCGCAGGAAGCGCCGAGGCTTCAGGCCGCCCCGCTCGGCGATGGCGCGCGCAGCTGCCCAGCCTCCAGCGTAGCCCATGCCCTTGCGCTTGCCCCACCACAGCAGCGCGGCCACCGGGCGGCCATCCTCGTCACGGTTCACGAAGGGTATATGCCGCACCTTAGGCCATGACGGGTGATCGTGCGTCAGGCCGGTGCCGTACTCCATATACGGCGCGTAATGCACCCGGCTGCCGACGTCCACCCATCGCGGGCTGCTGTCGCCGTCCACCTCGTGAAAGATGCTGCTGCGCAACAGGCCGACGTTGACGGGCGTGCGGATGCGCGCTTCGCTCACGATCAGCTGCCCGGTGGCGTCTAGGAACGTGCGCGTGCGCTGGCCGATCCCGATGTTGGCGAGGCTGGCCACGAGGCGATCGTAGCCTTCCAGCCGCACCTGAACGTCCAGCCCGTCAGCCATTACACGAGGTCCACGATGGCCAGACGCCTGAACGGCATCAGCAGCAGCTTGGCCTGCGGATCCATCGCCGCCAGCTGTATCGCCTGTCCCACCTCGCCGCCCCCGGCGATGCCGAACGGGGCATCCTTTCTGCGGAACAAAGCCGCCGCCAGCAGCATCGTTGCCTGCTTGACGGCAGGCGGTGCGCTGGAAGCGTACCCGAAGGTGCCGGTTACCTTGATGGCCCGGCGATCCAGCAGGAAGCCCTTAGGCGCCAGCGGCCGCAGGACGATCTGCTGGTACGGCTTGCCGGCCAGCGCGGCGTTGTCCGGCGCCAGGTCGTACTCATCGCTGGCGAAGGTGTCGCTGTAGCTGCGGTTTAGCTGCAGGTCCTGCGCCAGCGCGCTGATGGCCGTGGCGTCGTCGATGGCCACGCTGTACCCGTCCAGCGCCGTGTAATAGCGCGTCTCGCTGGCCTGATAGAATCGCGTGCCCGTGAAGGCGTCCACCTGGCGGCTGGCACCTTCGATGCACGCCTCAAGCATGGCGTCATCCTGCGTGTCCAGCGTGTCGATCGTCAGCCGCGCCTTCAGCTCGGCGAGGGTGCAGTACCCGTTCGTGATGGCCACGGCTTACCCTTTGCGCCTGTAGCCGCGCGCAGGCTTGCTCACCAGCGGCACCCTGTCGGCCTCTGGAGCGCCTGCCACGGGCTCGGCCTTGTCAGCGGCCACGGGCTGCACCTCGTCGGCCTCCAGCACGAAGCTGGCGCGGCTGTCGGCCAGCAGCGCAGCCGCCAGACTGGGCATCGTGATGCGGTCGCCGGGCAGGAAGCTGCCGAGGCTGCTGCTGTATTTGCTGATGCACTTGATCATGGTTAATCCGCCTGCAGGACGACATGCACCTCGAAGGTGGCATTGGCGGTGCCGGATTCGGTGGCCACCACGCGCAGCTCGGGCAGCAGCGGCCCGGCGCATAGCCCGTAATAGGCCGCCGCTCCGTTGGCGGTTATGGCGATCGCCGTCATAGACAGGTCGGCCCACTCGTGATCGCTATCCACCCGGCCCTGCAGCTTCACGCTGAACTGGTTCACGCCAGGGTTATTTCCGCTGCCTGCGGTCTGGTTGACGAACACGCCGGCCTCCTTAAACCATCCGATCCACGCGCCAGTCAGGGGGTCGTTGCTGATGTGATAGGCCTTGAAAAGGTCGCCGTTGACGGTGGCCGTGCGCTGCGCCAGCGGCAGCGCTTCCACGATCTTAATGCTGCCGAGCGTCGGGGTGGTCGCCATGTCGCCTCCTATGCTGTGGGGCAGGCCGGCGCCTGGCCTGCCTGCCCCATGCTACCCGTACCTTAGACGCCGATGCAGTCCAGCAGGACGTAGACGACCACGGCAAGGTCAGACGCCGTGCCGTCCCACGCCATGTTAGTGGTGATCTCTGCGCCCAGCTTATCGCCGGCCACAAAGCGCACCGCATCCTGCTGGAACACAGCACGCGCGGCTGCCGCCGTCGTGATGGTCTGCGTGGTTGCTGCGGCCTCGGTGCCGCCGATGGTGACGCCCACCGTCAGCTGGCCAGCGGTGGCAGCTGCGGACAAGTCCACGCTGATGCCCACCACCGAACCAGCCCACGGCATGGTCACGCCCGAGATGGCCAGCGCCGATCCGCCCGTCACCTCGATGAGGTTCAGCTGGACGTCCGTTTGGCTGGCCGCCACCCCATCCTGCGTGAACAGGATGGGGACGATCTGACCGCGCGCGGCGATCTGTTCGAACTGTGGCATGCGCTCCCCCTACAGGCTGATGTTGTAGAGGCAGGAAGCGCCGTTGATGGACGACGCGCTGCCCGAGGGAGCGTAGCGGCCGAAGCCGAGGCGGAAGCGCGACACCAGCGCGATCTGGCCCATGCGCGGGTCACGCACCAGGTCGAAGCTGATCTCCTTGCGGATGCCCACCGCGAACGCCTGACGGTTGAACAGGACAACCTGGCCCTTCGTGTTGTTTGCGGCGGTGGTGCTGATCTTGCCGTCGGCCTCGGTCAGGCCCATGGCCATCGTGGCGATCACGGGGTTGCCGAGGATGTTGGCAACCTGCCCGACCTTCACGCCGGCCTGCGGCCCGAACTTGTCCACGGTCACAGCCTGATCCAGCAGGCCGATCGCGTCGGCGGTGCCGGGGTCGCACACGTAAATCAGGTCCTCGGCGTTGACCGGGTGGCCCCAGTCGATCAGGTAGGTCTTGTCAACCATCAGGCCCTTCATCGCCGCCAGCTTCGCGAGGCTGATCGCGCCGCCGCAGTCGAGCCCGTTGCCGGTGTTGTCCACCAGGCCGACGTGGCGCAGGCCGTCGAAGGCCAGGTAGTACTTGGTGTCAGCAGGATCGGCGTCGTCAAGGTTGATGTTGCCGGTTGCTGCGTTCGTGGTGTCGCCGTTCAGGATGACAGCATCGCTGTAGAAGGCGACGGCGTCGGCCAGCATCTGGCGCAGGAACGGCACGAAGGGGATCAGCGAATCCTCCTCCAGCTCCTCGGTGAACACCTGATTAAACAGCATGGTCTTGGCGGTCACGGCCACGTTGTTCGATCCGGCGCGCGCCGTCTCGGTGCGGAAGCTGTTGGCCGTGGTGTTCTCACCCACGAGGTCCGGCTCCGGCAGGTCGGCCGCGACA